GGTTACTGTTGGAGAAAACTATCATGGCACTACTACTCGCTGGTCAGATATTATTGAAAACCCAATACAAGTTCAATACGCTATTGTAAAGCACGATAACTACTCTAGCGATATGGAAGAAGTAGAAGTATTACCTGAGAACTGGTATCCACCCATACCATTAATAGAAGATTAAAAATGGCGAACATTACAGAAGAGTCTCTAGGCTTAGAGGCGTTGATGCGAGCCGCTGAGAATCAAGACAAGACAAAGGTTGTCAAGCCACAAGTATGTGATATAGATGACGCTGAATGTTTGTCATGCGGTAGTTAAGATGGGGATGAACAACTACAGGAGTAAATATGAACAGCGGTTTGCAAAGCAATGTAAAAAGAGATTCGAGTATGAGTCTGTTAAACTAAATTGGCAACCGCCTGTAAAAAAATATTTACCTGATTTTGTTTTTCAAAAGAAAGATGGAGGGACAATGTTTGTAGAACTAAAGGGAGTACTCACTGTATCTGATCGAACTAAGTTAAAGTCCATATTAAAACAACACGAAGGAATAGATTTAAGAATCATATTTCAAAGGGCAGCAAACAAGATTGGGAAAGGTTCTAAGACTACCTATGGAGATTGGGCTGATAGTGTTGGTATGAAGTGGTCAGAAGGGGAGTTAATGCCTGTAGGATGGCTTAAAGAGATTATATAACTATGGCTAAGGGTAAGAAGAAAGTTAGTTCATCTGTTAAGCGGGGTATGACCTGCAACAAACCAACTAAATCTTCACGACCAAACAAAAAGATGATGGTTAAAGCGTGTCAGGGGGGTAAAGAAAAACTAATCCACTTTGGTGCTAAAGGCTATGGACATAATTATAGTGATGCCGCTAGGGAAAGTTTCAAGGCAAGACATAAATGCGGCACAGCAAACGATAAACTCACAGCACGGTATTGGGCGTGCAAGAAACTTTGGGCTGGTAAGGGGGGATCAACTAAATCATCCCCTAAAAACAGACAAGGTAAATACTAAAAAGAGGTAAGCATGAAGGGAGTACCACACTATACAAAGGGGGGCAAACTATACAAGGGGAAAACGCACAAACACCCAAGCATAGGACTTATGTCTGGAGATAAGCATACAGCCTCCAGTGTAAAACTATACCACAAAGATGAGATATCTAAATTAAAAAATATGCCAAAGAAAGTAAGTGAAAAGCTAAAGAAAGCCTGTTGGAAAAATTACGAACCTGTCGGCACGAAAATTAAAGGAGGCAAGCGTGTACCAAATTGCGTACCTAAAGTAAAGAAAAAGAAGTAATGCCTCAAGACAGACTACCATATAATAAACTAAGTAAGACAGGCAAGCACTACAGAGATAACCCCACCTCATGCAAGAAGCAAAGGGCTAAGGATTCGAGTCGTAGTAAATCTGAAGAAGGGCTTAAGTACAGAGCCAATCACAAGAGGATGCGTAGAGTCGCAGAAAAAGTATATGGGAAGTTAGGCATAAAAGGAAAGGACATTGAGAAGTCTACGGGTAAACCTGTAAGTATAAAAGTAAACAGGGGAAGGGCTGAGAAGTCAAGACTAAAGGGAAGTAAACGTAAATAAAGAGAAGGACATAGTGAACATAGAAATAGTAAGAGATAGCTACACCGACACTACCACACTAGGTAAGATGTACATTAATGGAGAATACTTCTGTGAAACATTAGAAGATATAGTACGCCCACACGGTATAAAAGTAAACGGCTCAACAGCCATACCTGAGAACATTAAATTTAAGGTGTCTGTAACGATGTCTAATCGCTTTAAACGTCTTATGACTATACTGTACACCGAAGATGATTTACAGACTATTAAAGGTAACGGTAAGAAGTTTGTAGGGGTAAGGTGTCATGGAGGAAACACCCACAAAAATACTGAGGGGTGTCCCCTTGTTGCTAAAAATAGACTTAACTCAAATACTATACAAGGAACAATGGAGAAAGAGTTAACAGCTAAGGTACAACAAGCAATACAAAACTATGAAGATGTAACCCTTATTTGCATTAACTCTCCCCAAGAAGGTTAATCTCCTTTAACTTGTTCTAGTACACCTGAGAAGGTTTCGTTAAACACTTCTACCATTGCATCGTATGAGGGGTGATCGGTTAATCCACTACGCTGAAAAGCCCTTTCAATTCTTCTTAGATTATCACACGCCATATTAACGCTATGCTTCTCATCTTTTGTTAACCTATCCTTAAAGGTAGTAACTGTTTCAAGTATGCTACTAACACTTGCTAGAAATACATACACTTCTTGTTCTGCTGTCTTGTTATTCATCTCTTTTTCTTTTATAGGACTACAAAAAATATAAATGTTATCATAATTCAAATTCTTTTGATTCATTAAATTCACTTGACCCACTTTCTTCACACCCCCTGCAAAGAGCCTCACAAAAGAACTTATCATCAGGCTTCTTCTTATTAATAGGAGGAGTCTTAGGGAAGCTGTCATCTACTAACGCTTGCCGTATATCTTTTATCCCCTGTACAGCCCACTCAAGGGAGTCATATACACTGTCCTTATCCCACTCAGTAAACACATTCTCCATTCCCTCCTTGTAAGCTACTATCTCATAACCTGTGGGGACTACACCATCTGCTTCTTTCTTAGCGTACATATATAGATTCTGTTGGGTAGAGTAGTCTCTGTCGTGTTTACTCTTATAATCCCCTACTCTTAGTCTCTTCTCATAATCCAAGAAGGCTTGAAAGTTATAGCCCTCTATCTTGTACTCTATCTTACGCTCCACATGAATGATGTCATACTGAGGCTCAAAGAGGTTTAATCCCTTCTTTACATTTCTGTACACCCCTTCCCTTACCTTTGGGAATACTTCATTGTGGTGGGGGTTAGACTTCATAAGAGTATCAAACTTAGCTGTGAGGGTTTCTCTTATAACCTTGTGGTGCAAATTTACACCCCCGCTAAGATGATAAGAATAAAAATCCTCTAGGATAGTATGAACAGCACTCCCCACATAAGCATGAAAGTTACTCCTCCTGTTTCCTAGAATATAAGTATCATAGAAACTGTAGGGACAAGAGTAAAAAGAGGCTATACGAGAGTACGACCAAACTGTAGAGTCAAACTTCTCCTTTAGGTATTGTTCTGATTTATTCATTAAATTATTATACTTTTCTTGGATTCAAATCCAAAATTATTATTTCTTTACTATATGCTTCATCACGCATACGTTTAACTGTAGAGAGCATCTTTATCATAGCCTCTAATTTATTTCCAAACTCTTTATTGTTTGTGGGGTCTCCATTTGTGATAAAGGCTTTAGCCTCATTCCATATTGCTGATTGTAGGTGTGTCATCTTTCAAATATATAAAGGTATATATAAAGGGGAGCAAACACCCCCGCAAAAATAGTAAGACCACTATCCTTAGTATAGTAGTAGCAGTGTAACATAGCACACATCATAGTGCCTATGTAGAACAGTAATAAAAATTCTTCTATTGTCATAACTTTTAATTATAAAGCAATAGTACTAAAAAAGGGGATACCAAACAAGCATCCCCTTTAAATTTAACGTTAAGGTAATATTAGAGTATAATAGGTAATAGTTTAATGTTCTTATCTTGGGGGTCTATCTGTTGAATTGTGAACCCCCTTTCTCCTTTTTTATAATTTGTCATTACCCATTCTGATGCAGGAGATAGTGCAATATGATTCATGTACATAAAATCTTGGGCTGTGGAGTAATCAAACAAAAGCTGGTGGCTATCCCCTTTATCTACCCATATAAAGTCTGCTTTCTTATATACACTGCCCTGATGATTGTGCTTAAGGTAATGCTCTATCTTCTCAATCTGAACAGAGTCTAACTTAGGTTTGAACCCAAACTTTAAACTCTTGTGATCTTTACCATGAGTTAATACAAAAGCATGGCGACCTACAAAGTAATGCTCAATAAACTTCTCATAGTTTATAACCTCAACATTGTCGTACTTCTCAACAGCTACACGCATGAAAGCGTGATTAAGTATCATAGCAAATGAACCTGAGTGATTGTCTGCTGACACATTATGACAGACGATAGTATCAAAGTATGGATTAAGTATGTCAAGCATAGCCATCTTAAAATGTAAGGCTACCTTAAATGCTTTTTGGTTTGACATATTCTGTGGGAGTTTATGCCCACCCCTAGTAGTATATCCATCCCATCCGTCAAGCACATCCCCAAGGTCATCAATAATCAACGTATCCCCTACCTTGTTTCTTTTAATGTGTTCACACATTATCTCAAGGGTTTCCATAAGGGATTTCTCATCCCAAGGGGTAGCGTACATAGAAGTCTCCTCAATGTCTGTACACATAGCGATGTGAGTATCTGTGTAAACTAATCTAGTTACCAACTGCCCGCCCCCAAAGTGATAACCTCCTTTAGGTGTGTAAGTGCTACCTATAACACCATCAATGACAGCCTTAAAGTCAATAGAATCTACACTCTCTTCCTCTTTGTAGTCAAGAACGATATTAAACTTCTGCTGCCCCGCATGGTTCACATACTTGGCACTCCTTACTTTAGTAATGTCTATCCCCTCCCTATCACAGTAATCCTTAAAGGCATCTGTACCTATGAGGTTATCGCTGTAGTTCTCTTCATTCTGTTCAGTGCTACTTTCATTATCTAACCAATCCTTCAAAGCGTAGTTAACCGTACTCTTACTAAACTTCTCTCCTGTCTCCTGTAGTAGGGTTGCTACTATCTTTCGAGAACTTAGTCCTTCGTTGTGAAGTTGTAGGACTCTTTGTTTATGATCTTGTAATTTACTCATATTTGTTTATTAATCGTTAATCTATCTCTCAGTTTAATATTCATCAAAAGCACCCCCACAATAAACCCAAGAGTCAGGGAAGATAACAATACCCTCTCTATTTATCCAACTCTTACCATTATAGGTAGCTATATTATACTCATAAGTATCTTCATCTACTTGTGTTTCTGTAAATACCTCTTTCATAATAGGGGGGTATCCGCTGTTAGCTTCTTTGTTGGGTGTTATTTTTTGCATCAGGATTTACTGTATTGAGTTAATTCTAATTGCTGTATCTCGCTTAATTCATTCCAAGCCCTCTCTGATTCTTTCTCAAAGAAGTACTCGTAGCGTTCTAATTCTTGTTCTTTATTTGTTTTCATAATACAATAGTAAACAAACTATTAATGCGGTATGTTAAGGCAAAGTTAAGGTTTTATAACCTATTAAAACTGTATCCGTTATCTTTTGCCCATTGGGGGTGTTCTTCAATATATCTATGGCAGCGTCTACAAACAGCAAGGAAGTAATTTGTATCAGTGAGTAAGTCTCCTATACGCCCCGCAGAATGATGCACCTCCGTAGCAGGACTACTACAATCCCTTGTTTCACAAGTCTCATGTACTTTCATGTACTCATCACGAAGTTTACGGTACTCCTTTAATCTCTCTGCTTGCTTCTTTGAGATAGGACTGATGTAGTTATTTTTAACGGTCTTAGAAGCCGTCTTTTTCTTAGGGGGAGAAGAAGAGGACATAGTGAACCCCTCTTCCCTTTTCTCCTGAGCTTTCTTTGCGTAATCTTTCTGAGCGCAAGCCTTACAGCGTTTCTTAGAGAAGTGGGGTTGGTCTTCTCTTCCGCAGGAGATACACTTTTTATTTTTAGAATTAATCATATTCTTTTAGTAGTGATTGCAGGGAGGATATAGCTGTGTGAAGAGATTTCTCTAAGCTCTTAGCTTCCTCTAACTCTGCTTTTTGTTGGGCGGCATAACCCTCTGCTAGTTTAAGACGTACTCTCTCTGCACCCCCCGCACTCTCAACACCCTCAGAACAAGCAACAGCATACTCATACTCAGCCCTTCTTTTTATCTCAGGTACATAACCTAATAGGGGAGTAAGAGTCTCCATTGCTTCTGTAATCTTCTCTTTGTTTGTTCTATGCTCCATGCCCTGAGTAAGACAGGTAACTATAGAGTTAGATATTTCTTCTGTTGTCATAATTTACTCTTGTTTATTTGTTTTGGGTAATTGTTACTCTCTTCCATAGCCTAAATCTTTTTTAACTTCCTCTTGATGCCCTTGTCTGAGATTATACTTATCCCCTCGTAAGTGTGGCATGGTCTCTTGTACCTTTCTCCTAGCCCTTGTTATGCTATCATGGTTAGGTAATACCCCACTAATATAAAGGTCTAATAAATCTTTAGCTGTCATACTGTTAAATACGAGACCCTTCTTTTGTACTACATCGTACCAAAGCAAAGCTGTGAGTAGCTTGTCTTCATCTCTGCACCTAGCATCTTTCTTTAGTAGGTCTTCGACCACTTGCATTAAGTTTGATATTTTATTCATGGTTTAATTGTTTTTCACGTTTTTAGTGTATTTCACTAAACTTTTCACCAAAGTTAATGGAAATGTCCATAGGTATGTGAAGTTTTAACTGTTTATTTACTTTTTCTATTCCGTCACGCAGCATCTTCTCTATCCCCTTTCGGTATCCTTTCTTTACTATCATTGCTAATTCGTCATGGTAGATTAATGACACGCAACCACTTACATCTGTTACATTCTTAGCCCATAGATGAGTAATAAAATCCCCAGTAGATTGTATGACAGCAGAGAGTCTATCCTTCTCACTCCTTAACTCATACCAAAACTTATTGTAGGGATTCTTTACCCAAGTCTTACCAAGACACTGCTTAGTTTCAAATCTACTTGCTACAGTCTTAGCTTCCTTATTAGCTACCCAATAAGCGTCAAGTAATTTCTTAGCCTCTGACTGACGTATATCTAATGTCTCGGACAGCTTCTTCTTACCTACTCCATATTGTGCAGAGTAGTTTACTGTCTTCCCTTGATGCCTTTTCTTGTCTAGGTCGTGAAACCTATCACTGCCTACATCCTTATTCTTTTTCTTCTCCTTATAAAAGTCTACATCGTCTTGAGTCATAAGCCCCGCCAATACACATATCTCAAGATGGCTGTCGAAATCTTCTGTTAGTTGTGCCTTTACTTTATCGGGGTTAAGGGGGTAGATAAGGTCTAACTTAATCATATTCTCTAGGGAAGCAAGGTCAGAGTCTACTAACTCATAGCCTTCATCACAAGTCAACACCCCTCGAATCAACTCCCCATAAGGAACAGATGGCTTAGGCATATTAACTAACCTAGAATGGCGAGTACGAAGAGTAGAGGCTAACCCATGAATACCACAAGAGATATACCCTCCCTGCTGATCTCTTAAGAACCCCTTTAGAAGCCCTATCCTATGCTTAAGTACACCGAGTTCATCAAGACTCTTTACATCATCCCCTAGTTTAAGAACAGAAGGACAGAGAGACTTGTCAGCAAGGTAGTAGGTAGGTATCTTTCCGTTTACTCCCTCATTAAAGTTCTCAGGCTTCCACCCGATAGAGAATAGCCAATCTTTTATTTGAGCAGGGGAGTTAGGGTTTGGCTCATCGTAGTTATTAATTACTTCAATAGGTTCGCTGTGTTCAAAAACTAATCCCCTTTCTTCTGTTAGCTTTTTCCATTTCTCTCCTTGTGCTGACAGACCACCGTCTTTTTTGTGTGGGGTCTTAGGTGGCACTCGCTTAGATACAACACCAACAGTAGGCATTACTCTCTTTAAAGCGTCAGTCTTATCTTCTTTTAGCCCCTCAAGGTATGCTAGGTTCTTTTCTGTAGTCACTACATCTAGCGTGAAGGGGTTTTCTTCCTGTAACCTTACTGTGTGCATCTTAAAAGAAAGATAACGCATTAGGGAAGAGATGAGGGTTTCGTTACCTTCGTATAAGTCTGTCAGGTCTTGTTGCATTTTCTCCCATAGTAGTGTCTGAATCTTAACATCCTCCTCACAACGATGTTGATATTGTTGGGGAGTTAGGTTTTTCCAATCATCTATCTCAGGCTTTGGTACTCCAAACTCTTCTCCCCACCCCGCTAATCCATGTGAACTTCGAGAGGGGTACAAATACCAAGACAGAGCAAGGGTATCAATCACCCCGCACTCAACCTTTACGCCTAACAGCCTCTCTAGTACAGGTACATCATAGCAAACAAAGTTATGTCCGACAAGAGTAATGTCCTTACGAGCTACTAGCTTACGCATATCATCATAAGAGAAGGTAGTCTTTATCTCCCCACCCCAATTCATAGATAGGCAATGTATCTTAGTTACATATGATAATAAGTTATCTGCTTCTATGTCACAGGGTATGTAAATCATCCTTTTATCTCTAATTGTTGTTTAATTCTTTTCATCACCTTAAGTCTAAGGTTGCTGATAGCTACACTATCCATATCCACAACCTTACTAATCTCTTTTTGAGAATACCCCTCGTAAGACATTCTTACTATTGTCTTAGCCTTATGTGTCTTGTTTATGTCTACTGTCTTGCTTCTACCTCCGTTACCCCCACGCTTATAAATCCTTATGTTATCTAAGGCTGTCATAAACTCCTTTACCTCTATCTCTTTATGGGCTGATGGTTCTACTGTTTGTGGGGGCATAACGTCTGTAGTTACTCTTTTCCCCCTATCCTTACCAAGAACAGACATTCTTATGTTGTACATCATATACCTTATTGAGTGGTTCTCTTGGATACCCTTTAGGATTACATTGTGTACTATATCTTGGGGGGCTACTTGTGAGTCTTTAAACAGTAAACTCTTAGCGTACCTAACAAATATTTCATAATCATCCTCTGTTATCATATCTAGGTCTTGTAGCCATTATTATATCTGTCTGAGTGGATACCCAACTCTCACTTCTGTTTAGTTGCTTTGCTATCTTTCGTGGAGGCATACCTCCCCAAAACTTAATAGCTATTTTTGCTCTTTCTGATAGCATAGTTTGTTTGCTTTTAAAAACCCCCGCCAAAAAGTAACCTCTTCCAAGAGATTTATTCTAAGATTTAGCGGGGGTTTATTAGGTTATAACTTATTGATTATCAGAAGGGTAATGAATCATCCTCGGAATCATCTCCTCCAATACCCTTACTATTATCAGGGGTAGCTGCCACATATTGTGGCTCAGGTGCTTGCTCCTTATTGTTATCCCAATCATTCCCTTCCTCTTGAGATGGTGTAGAAAGGTACTGCTTGAGGTAAGGTTGAAGAACATCCTTATCAAGTTGCACTACTGTATCTCTAATCTCTCCTTCGGGTAGAGGCTTGGCTTCAAAGCTAGGCTCAAAGTAAACTGTCCTCCCCTTCTTCTTCTCTTCGGGATTAATACCACAAGTAATTACAAACCCACCACTAATATTAATCTTAGCATCAATCCAAGGACTAAGTGCTGAACCTTTAATAGAAAGGTTTATAAGTTCTACTGCGCCACCCTTTTTAACAAGTGCTGCGTATATACTTTTAGTATACTTACCCCCACTTAGGTCACCTTTAATGGATTGATACAGTCCTTTAGCTAATAAGTCCCCCTTAAAGTTCTTTACTATTAAGATTTCTTGGGTGGTATTCTTCACCTCATTACTGTATACACCTGATGAAGCCTTCTCATCGTAACCTTTAATGGTCGCTAGTTCATCTAGTCCTACTATTTGAAACTTCGTAGGCATATCTACCTTTTCCTTCTTTTCTTTGTCGTAATAGTAAAACTTACCATCACCCCCACTCCACTCTACAAATTTAGTAGAAGGGTTCTTTTGTTTGTCATCGCTTGAAATACTCATAATTTACTTAATTTAATTTTTAATCTGTCTGCTAATGTAGTAATAATTTCAATATCTGCCTCATCTGCATCTTCTCCGTAGATAAGGTGATCCCCTATTACATTTACTTTTACTCCTAGTTGGTCTGCTATTGTAAGCAGCAGTCCCATCATAGTAGCTTCTCCGTCCTCTAGGAACTCAAATTCCCAGTCTTCGTTGTTGTCTAGTTCTTCATTCATTTTAATTTAGTTATTGATTAATTTATACAACAAACATACAAAGAAAGGACATAGTGAACACCCTTTCCTGTGTTATGTTAATGTTAAGGATTAGAATGGTGCGTTTTGGGGGGTGTTCCACCCTTGAGTCACAAGTCTTGACTTAGGTTGCTCTGTTTCTTGTGGTGGATTGTACATACCCTTACGCTTCCAATACTCTTTAATCGGGTCTACTCCATTACAGCTAAAACTACACAGGTCTTTGTTTACTAGCAGCATTACAGGCTCATCCTTTGGTGTTGGGCATCCCCCTGTCTCTACCTCTTTGATCTTGTCTACATGAATCTCTGTAACGTACTTGTTACCATCTCCCTTTAAGTTTCTGTGTGCTATAATAAAGTCATCTGCCTTATTAGGTTTCATCTGTCCGAACTCTACGTCATGCTTAGTTGGAACTTCCATACCCCCATCACTATTTCTACCCCTTGCTGCGGTACTTGTTATGTGGTCGGTAATCCATACAGCAGAGTAGTTCTCCTTAAACGTCTGTAGTTGATTTAAAGAGCGTAAGTTAACTGTGTACTGATTCTCACCTATTGGCAGATCAAAGGCGTTATAAGGGTCTCCTATTACTACATCATACTCAAACCCCTCATCATATACTATCTCACACTTCATTAGCCAATCTTCTGCTGTGTGCATCCTCTTAGCTGTAAAGAACTTAAAGT